CAGGAGTCCACTCAGACTGTAGGCCTTCTGTTAATAGAGCCATATCAGTTTCTGTGAGTTGTTGTTCAACTAAGTAATCATTAAATGTTTTCATAATGTATATATCGTTTAATCTATTTCTAATCTTAGGTCGAGTTTATTATAGAAGAATGTACATTCAAATGTACTAAAGTCTGCTACATTTTCAGCCATGTTTAGATTTAACTCATTAATTGAGTTCATAATTATTTTATTGAATTCCATATAAGCTACAGAGGCACCTTCCGCATCTAGAATTCTAAGAGTCATCGGTTCAATATATGGCTCTTTAGTTTGTCTTGCGTAATAATATAGAAGCGTATCCATCATAACCCAATAATTAATAAACCCATCTAATAACTGAAACGTAACCGTAAATTCTCTAGTTATTGTATTTTGGATTGGAACAGCTCCTCTATGGTATCTTGTTGTTCCATCATTATCGGCTTGCGTAATTGGGTCAAACGATATACCAGGAATATTAAGGCCTTGAATAGAGTAATTGACAAAATCAATTGGTTCTGCTAACAGACCGCCTGGCACTTTATTCAAATATGCTCTGTACTTCTCAGCCACTTCATCAGGGATAAAGTTTCTTGGGAATCTAAAATCGTATGCGTTATTTCTACTATTTAATACCATTAGCTAAGTGTGAATTTACCTTTTGTTACCATGGTTTCATCTGTGCCATTATCTAAACTAATATAGAATGTCTTAGATTTCATACCTCTAATTGTGTTAGCGTTCTGTTCGTTAATCTTAAATAAGACTTCACCTTTACCCATATCAATATCTTTATTATAGACATGGTTAAACTTCAATTTGGTATTACCATCGTTAAAGGTTAATATCACTAGCTCTGCATTTTCAAAAGAGATATATTCAAAATCATCACCTCTCTTTTTAGCAATAACAAATTTTACATAAGTTGCGAATGGGGGGATTGAAATACTTAAGTCTCCTTCATTTACGAACTCTGAAGTTTCTAATTCTTCAACGCTTGCTAATAATTCACTACCAACACCACTACCAGAGCCAGAACCAGAACTTAATCTTTGTAAGTCTACTCTAGCACTAGATGCAATTACATTATATCTTTCTAAAAAGACTGGTACATATTTTACGGGTCTAGGTAGATTATCAGTAATAAAACCCTCTACTGTTTTATTAGAAGTTAAACTAGGTAATATATTATAGACTTCTGTCATTATATTAGGACTATCAATCTTTAATCTAGCTAATTTCTTTCCGTATCTAGAAGCTTGTGAAGTTGTTAAACTTGCTCTCTTTGTAATTTGAGTATTATCTGTTTGATTGTAAATTCTCATAGTTACATCAATTGAGAAGTTTACAGCATTATTTGCATTTTGAATCACTGGCCTAAAAGTAATAGGAGTACTAAAATCTTCATATTGAGTAAATGTATTACTTGAAGTTTTAATTTGTGATGTACCAACTTGTTCAAAAACATCAACATCAAATATTACAACAATATCATCTGATGAGGACTGAATTCTACTTAAAATATGTCCCTCAAATCCGGCAATAGAATTATCCTTCTCACCGTAAATTTTAAAGTAGTCTCCATCTTCTGCATCTTCTACTGCTACAGTAAAATCAACAAACTCATCTTCTCTAGAAACAGTGAATGAATTCTCTTCTCCAGTATAAACAAAATCATATCCGTTTAAAGTCTGTAATCTATCTAAAAGTTTAAATGAAATGTTATAGTTAGATAGAGTATTTAAGTCACTTCCATTAATAGTTCCATCACCATAAAATCTATCTAAGAACTCTTGGTTCTGTCCAACTAATGCTGGAATTTTAATATTAATATATTTAGACCAAAGAGTTTCGCCTAAGATAAAAGGCCTAGGGTTTGAAAACTCATAGTTACTTTGATTCAAATAAACTAATTGAGTTAAAAAGTTTTTAACTTGTGTTTGTCTATCAACACTAACTTCAAATAGGAAACCTTCATAACCTCTAGCATCAAATGAAAAACCAGATCTTAAATGAAGTCTTACTGTATCATATAGAATAAAATTAATATTATCAGTAGCTTCTTGTTGATAATTCAACATATCATTCTCTCTAGAACCTGTCCACTCTATAGAATTGTTAATGAAATTATGCATCTCATAGTTCCCTGTTGAATCATAACCTAATAGTGCATATTTAGTTTTATCATCACCAGGTACATTGACTGCATGGTATCTACCAATTGTTTGGTTAATATCATTTCCTGTTGCTTCATCTGGTGAAGCAAATAGCGGATTAGCTCTAGTATCTACAATAATCTTACCACCCTTTAAATTAGGGTATGAATATTCTATAGTACCGTTTATTGATGGAGTAAACTCTCCTAGTTGAGTTATTGCAGAATATGTATAAATACCTAAATCCCCACTAATTGAAAAATCAGCAGGATTAGAAAGAGCACTTAAATCAAATTTGTAAGTTTTACCATTTTGTAATAGTAAAGTTCTAGCAGCAAAATTTTCTACTGCTAAATAACCAGATATTTCTGTGACGTCAAAGTTTACAACATCACTACCTAACTCATTAATTAAATGACGAGTACCGAATGGGTTGCCTTGTTCCACATCTAAGAACTTAACCTCACTACCATTATCATCTACCTCTATTCGAAACTTTTCAGGATCGTTTTGGTCGTGGTAAATAAACTCAAGTAGAATGTCTTGGTCTATCCTAAAATATCTTGATGATTGTGCCATGTTTTAAAATTGTAAAAATTTCGGTGACCAATATAATCCAACACCTATCGAAGGCCCTGTACTAATTACTTGGTTATTATTTAAGTTAATACCATATCCAACACCAAAGCCAACTATCCATCTAGATTTCTTTTGGTCCTGTCTATTTAATCTGCTATTAACTAAGTTTATGTTTTCAATATCTTTAATCTCTAACCCAGGGTAGCTTGTAGATAATTTTAATCTATCAGCACCATCTACGTTCTCAATTGCTGCCATTAAGCTTAGAGTTTGTGTTAACTCAAATTTAGTTTCTAATACTTTAAATTGTTCAAATTCATATTTAAAAGTAGAAAACCCTGTTAATTCTCTAGAGTTACCATTGCCAAAATCTTCAGCAGATGAAAATGTAACTTTAGTAGTTGTCGTGTCTATAGTCTCAGTTGTAGTAGTTACGTTTAGACTATCTTTAATTTCTAAGTTAGCTGAGATTAACGAGTTAACCTCTTTTAAATCTTTATTTAATGCTAACGCTTTCTGATACTTCTTCGTTAACTTAGCTTGACTAGATTGCATATTTGATAAATCAAATTCATACGATCTAATCTGAGCAAGCTGATCGCCATTATCATTCCTTAATATTGTAACAGAGTCTTGAGCTGCTTTAAAATTATTAAGTTGTCTACCAGCATCTTCTTGTGCTAACTTGACATCTTGTTTTAAATTCTCAATACTATTACACTGTCTAAGAAATAACATAACGACAAGAGCTCCAGCGATAAATGTCACTAGAGTCTTGTTCGAGAGTATATTTTTTATTTTGTCTTTCATAATTTATTAATTGCCGGAGCACAGTGTACTAAGATTTGTAATCAATAATTGTGGTGGAACATAGGTTCCAGAAGAACCTGTAATAGTTCCAGGTACTGCACAAATATATTGAGTTTGGTACGGTGATACTGTTGTAGTCATCATAATACCAAATCCATTTCTATACATAATACTTCCACTAATGTAAGAAGAATTTTGTACAGTATGGTTCATAGCTAAAGTTCCGCTACCGCTACCACTACCTGAACTTGATTGGGTTGTAGCTGGCGTCATATTAGCACTCCATCTAGCATATAACTGTAATTCATCATAAATACCATCCGAGCCTGTAAATGCACTTGTCGGTGGCGTTGCGCCTGGGTTATATGATGTACCTGTTCCCATGTAACTAGTATTCCATACATCAAATGTGTAACCAGTTCTAGTAAATGGATTATTAGCTACTGTTAAACCTGCACCGCCAGTATTACCACTTCCAATTCCTGACCCAGTACCACCATTAGCATCATAACTAATTTTATATTGTGGCGATCCTACTGCAGTATCTTGAACAATTAATTGTTCCCCTGCATTACTATATCCACTAGGTATGTTAAGAACCAAAGAATAAGTATGTGTCCCTTCTACTAATGAGCTAGGGTTAAACGTTACTACACCAGGGCCATTCTCTGCCCAAGTATACTGTGCACTAGTACCTTCTAAACCGTTAGCAACGGATAGGTTAGCCATTCCCACTGTATATTCTGGTAACGTTGTAGCCGCAGTTGCTTGCGTTGTAGCTGCAGTTGCTTGCGTTGTAGCCGCAGTTGCTTGCGTTGTAGCAGAAGTTGCTTGCGTTGTAGCCGCAGTTGCTTGCGTTGTAGCATTTGCACCTACTTGAATAATACCAACATTTTCAGTTACATTAGAATTACCTGGATGTGTGATTGTAATTGTACCAGTTCTTTGATTTGTACCTGTATTTTCTGAAACTGTAAATTCAGCTCTATTATTATTTGCACCTCCAGAATAAGTATTAAATGTCAACCAAGATGGTGCTGAAACTAAACTAGAATTTAAAAGCTGACCTGCAACTCCGTCAATTAAATAAAGGAAACTTCCACTAGCTGCATCCGAAGATACACCTGAACTTGGATTCCATGATAATCCATCAAACTCAATAGTTTGTGCAACGGTTGTGGCTGCAGTTGAATTTGTTGTAGCTGAAGTTGCATTAGTTGTAGTTGCAACAGCACCCGTCCAAGGATCTCCATTAACATCTACTTCAACATCTTCTCCATTTGTAATTTCAATTGAATTACCATATAAAGACCCGTCGTAATTTACTACAATATCATCTACAGGGTCAAGGGTAATCGTACCACTAAATCCGCCACCTCCACATGGAGACATACAGAATGGAGTCCATGTAGTATTACCGATTCCATCTGCAACAGCTCCCCAAAACTGATTAGCATAATATCTAATCATACCAGCTTCAGGAGAACCAATTATACTTTCAGGTAGTTTAAATGTAGAATTAGCACCTATAAAATAAGCATCAGTACCAAAACCGTCATTACCAATTGAAAACTTATCAGTACCTAAACTAAACTCAACGGTTTGAGCTGTATTAGTAGGTCCAAAAGTTTCAGCAAGTTTATATCTTACAAAAGGATCGCCATTATTATCTACATCTTCTTCTGATACAAGAGTAATACCAACGTTATCATTAGTACCACTTACTTGACCGTGCCAAAATGTAACTAATTCATCTGAAAAATTACTTCCACCCTGTGCATGTTTACCGATAACTAAAGTAGATCTTAAATCTAATTGACCATTATTTCCGTTTACATTATCATAAGTCTGATCTCCTAAAAAGATTATAGGGTGATAATTATCGTTCTCTAATTTAGGCTTAAGTATTACATACTCTGGGTTTACATCATTACTTGGGTTAATTGCAATAGTTTCCCATCTAGAAGTTGTAGTTCCAGTTTCACCCTTTAAACCTTGAGCACCTTTTTGTCCTTTAGCACCAGTTTGTCCAACTGATCCGGGATTTCCTTTTAAACCTTTTTGTCCTATTGGCCCACCTCCATTTGCAAGAATCTGGTCAAAGTTATAGTTAACCTTTTCCCACTTGATCTGGCTTGAGTCGCTAGGATGTAGTATTTCTTGAATGTTAATGGCCATGTCCTTATGACGTTATTTTTACCATAGGTCTAATCCTATAGGAGTAACCTAATCTTTTATTATATATCAATCTAAAATTAAGGGGCTTTTGTTCGTGAGCTTTAAAACTAAAGTTCTGATCCGCAATAAAGCCTCCATCATCTAATGCATCTAACGTAGATGCATTTTCAAGCGTTGATGCAACACCTTTTACTCTTTTAGTAAATAGTTTAATTTGATTAACGCCGAATGCATTTACTAGGTTATCGCTAATGTATAATCTAGCATCATCTTTCAAAGTTGTTTTATCTTCAGCCGAGTCTATTGGCAGCACATATTTTGTAATAGAAGCTAATACCCCTTCTTCGCTTAACCTTCTATTAATTGTAAAATCAATATAAAAGTCAAATAATACTCTTTCTCTATCTTCAAACATTACAACGTCAGTCTTATTAGTATTATTTCTTAAAATACTATCTAGTTCTTCTTCTGAATTTACGATTTCTGTTTTAAACTGTAATAATTCATAGTTATCTGCAGTTTTCATAATAGTAGATGCTAAATACGACTTTTCTTCTTTAGTTTCAAATGTACCAGGAACTGGCTCTGTTAAACCACCCGATAAAGCCCTAGTATAATAGTTCTTATCCCATGAAGATCTAAATACATGAACATCTTTTTTATCAATAGCGATTTCACCAATTAATGGATATAGCGGTAATTTATCTGTAGACGTAGATAGTTTTGTAATACCAGCTGTATTAAACTCATTTACCTTTCTGTAGAAATGATTTTTAATTTTACCCCATTGTACATCATGTGTACCACCATCATAAATAAATCCTAAATTAAAAGCAACGCCACATCTATTATATCTTCTATAGTAATCTTTTGCTAATTCAATTTCAGATAGATCTGATAGAGAGTGTTTGTACATTCTTTCTTCAAGAGTAATCTCATTTATATTTGATGTACTTTGTAAAGTGTTTGTCTTCATGTGTGCATATATGTCTGTGAATGTTACAACCGGGGTTGTATCAATCGTATATCCACCGTTATGTCTAATTAAGAACGGATAGTAGGTAAAACTATTAGTTAAATTATAGCCAATATTACTCGTCGATAACTTAAATGATTCAGGTTTATCTTCATCTTCTGTAGTTATGATAAAAGACTCTTTAATAATTTCTACACCATCTTCAATTAGAATAATAAATTTATTCTGCTCAATCGTACCGTCGGTTTGAACAGTCGTATACTTTACACTACCTGGTTCTCTAAGCAGCATCTCGGCTACGTTTTGTATACCTAATGCATTTAAAATATTTTCGTAGGCATTTATACCACCCTGAATATATATGTACTCAGCATTCCATTGTAAATAACCTGGCAATGTATTCAAATCTATAAATGGAGTTAATGGATCTCCGTTTTGATCAAAGCCATCACCAAAATCACCATCGGTAATATTTTTTACACCTTGTGTAAGTTTAATACTATCTTGACCTTCAATCTCTTCTATATTTACTCTTAATGTCATTTCACCAAAAGCAGTGTTTAATTTAACTATGATATTACCAAATGCATCATCATCGTTTTTATTAATCTGTTCTAAGAATTGAGGCATACTACCATCTGCATGCTGTAAACCTTTTAGTATTAAATAATCGTCAGCAGCATCGTTGGTTTGATTTAGAGAATTAAAATCTAAATGACCATCTAATTTTATATCAGAATATTTAAAAGTGCCGGCTTCATTATCCCAAACAAGAGAATGTTTTAATTCATAAAGTAGTTTTTTGGTTAACGTTTGATCTGCCCATAAATCATCTAGACTTAGTGAGATAAAGAATACCACATATTTAAACTTATCGTTTTGAATTACTTCATACTCAATATCATTTGACTCTTGTGCAGTTTTTACGTTTAGCAAAATACTGAATTTATATCCATTAAATTCTGACGACTTAATAAAGTCAACTGGAGTATCTGATGTAAACTCTTTTCTATTTTTAAACTTAATCTTTAGCCCTTTAAAAATAGTTTCAGCAAAAGCTATATCATTACCGCCGTCAATTTTAGTATATTTCTTTTGTCTATTTGTTTTTACAAAAGTCTTATAGTTATTATCACCTTTGGTCTCAAACCCTTCCGTTACAAAGAATCTATCAAAGTAGTCATAATTTGTATCTTTAAAAATAGCAGGGGTAATCTCAAACCCTTCCATAAAGTTAATATAACTAAATGAATCATTTAATCTATAAATAGGGTCAGCTCCGTCTTCTCCTAAATTCTTAGTTAAATGTTTAGGTAGGTTATTAACATAAAACCACTCATGTGTCATACCTAATCTATTTCTATTTTCAAAAGATAAATCTGCAGAGAAGTTAGATCTTCCAAATGCTTCATTAGCATTTAAGTAATATGGTTGTTCTCTTACAGTAAGAGTATCTTTTAATACCCACTTATTAATATTAGGTATTACTCTAGAGTCAACAGCAAATTCTTTTAAATAGTTTTCTTGTAGTCTATCGTACTCGCTTTGAATAATATTCTCTTTAAACTCATCAGCTTGTTCTTCTAATAGTACATCATTTAAACCTGTAAAATATCTTTCTGGTTCAATAGTATATTCTGTATTTTCAATATCACCAAATGGATATATGTCATTTGTTTGATCTCTTTCTGGTTCGTATGCAATTTCATTTTCAGTTTCATACTGTAATTCTTTTAGTTTAGAATTAGAAGTATCATAAAAGTCAAAATTCATATCATGAATATCATACGCTGAAAATAAACCTAGTCTAACTAAATTATCAGCAAAGATATTAATTTCACCAGAGTCAATTGTATTATCTCTTTCTAAGACAACTTTCTTATATTGTAAAGGTAGTCTTTCAATATCATCTACTATATCAATGACTTTATTGTATATGCCAATTGATTTAGTCTCAATATAATCATTAATATTAATATCATTAACTGAGTCTAAACTTACTAGCATAGATTTATTAGCAGAATTACCACCACTAAAGAAATATACATTACTGTTAGAAAGCACATCAGATGAATCATCACTAATATTTAATCTCAGTAAATTATCTACATCTTCGTTTGCATCATCTAAAGAAATCCAATTATTAGCATTATCATCTGGAATTGCAATACCAGCCTGTAATAACCTATAGCCAACCACATCAGTTTTAATATAAAAATGTTCAGCTTTATCATAGGTTAATGCTGTAAATCCATTATCAACTGAATTAATAGACTTTACAATAGCAGATGTGATTTCTGCAAGAGTACCCTGGTTTGAAAAACTAGTTGAATTAAAATGTCCAGGTGCTAAACCATCAGTACCAAAGAACATATTATTTGCTAAATCATAAGGTACTTGTAATTCTTCTATTCTAGCAATAGTTATATTATTACCCAATGAAGATATACTAGGTTCAAACGGAGATAGCGATGCTCTCTTCTCATAAACAACCATACTATCATCTGACTCCTTTTCAAATACTAGATTGTCACTAATAATACTAAATGTATTATTTAAAGTGTCGACTAGAGTTTGTAAGTCTTCAGTTAAAGTTATGAATAGGTTTTGAAGAGCACCATTTACAGTAATTCCAAATGAAAATATATTACCTACTGTATACCTTTTAAATTGAATTCTATATAACTGTTCTTTAGATGGGAATATTGCAAATCTATCATTAACTGCTGGGTTTTCAACAACATTTACTTTAATAAAATCACTACCAACATTGTTATTAGTCGTCATTTCTACAGACCTTCCAGTTGCAGCTAATTTAATTTCATTAGGAATGTTATTAGCACCATCTTCTACTCTAACCTCTAAGTTTAAAGAGTTATAGAATTGTCTAGGAGATATTTTATAGAAATCATCTGAAACATTAGCATATCCTAAAACAGGAGATGACGCCATTAAATGATGTGGAGGAATAGCAGAGTTAGGGGAATCATTAATATCTGAATTTAGATGCTTAAACTTAAGCAGTCCATTATTAGCAGAGCTTAAAGTACCATACCCTGAGTCTATATTATCTACATATAAACCAAAATATCTATTTATACCATAATCTTCAACGTTGTTATCGTTAAATAAGAATTCCATGTTAATTAAATTAGCACATGCTAAATTATTTCTTTGGAATCCGTCTGTAATTAAATTATTTTCAGCTATAATAGTTTGATCTTTCTTAACAAAATCATCATATAGGTATTCACCCTTACTGGTAAATCCACCTTTAGATAAATCAATACCATTGAAACTACTTCTTTCATTTCTATCAAAATTAATAGTTAACGGATTTTTAGGGAATGATTCTGATTGTACGTGGTTTCTAATATAAGTACCAAGTTCAGAATCTCTAGTTAAATCAAATGTTTTAATAATCTCACTATTATTTAAAATAGTTGTCATATTTTCTAAGTTACTTACTGCATCAAAATCTAATGCAGAAGGATCGTTAACTCTAAATATTACAAATTTAGAAGGAATATTTTTATCTAGCCAAATCGGAGCCATCATTCTGAAATCTTCAGTATGAAGCTTAGAATAATTATAGACTGTTCCGTAATGATAATCTTCTTCTATTTGCTTATCAAAAGTTTCTTGTACTGAAAAATCGGAATAGCTTTTCTTTGTTAAATAAATTTGATCTGAAGGAGTCTTTGACTGTTTAAAGAATTTTTGTAAGTCGTAAGCCCACTGTCCATCTTTATTTAAACTAAATTTTTTATATTCAACTGAAGCTAATTCTTTTGTAGCATCAATTGACTCAATAAACATATTACCATTCGAGTTAACTACTAATTTAGCATTTGTTGATAGTTTAGGGTTTGTTCTTAATAAAGGTTTAGATAAATCATCTAATTGATAATTACTTTCTAAATCAAAATTAGGAATAGATCTATTAATTATATCAGCATCATCAGCAGTCTGTAGTGTATATGTGTTCGTAAAATTACCATCTAATATACATGTGTTACAGTCAGCATAGCCGTAATTAATTTCAGCACCACTTGTTAACCCTATGTCCGGACCTGAAACTCTAACAGGCCTTACATTTATACCTTGATATTCTTGTTGGCTATTAAGAATGCTAATAGCATCATCAGCGTTTACTGCAAAGATTTTATGAACTAAACTAATACAACCTATCAAATTATCGCCATTCATAATAACAGGAGGTGCAATCTGATCCCATAAATCTTCTAAATAAGAGCTAGAACCAGGTTCAATAGTATGCAGTCCATCTACAATATACATTGGCCAATAAGGAACGCCTTCTTCAAATTTTGCTTCACATGAATAAAAAGCATAAAATACATTTTCTCTAGATGTTGAAAATCCAGAAGGTACATCACATTCATTATTAGGTAATCCTAAACAAATAGCAGCATTTGGTACAGGTCTTTCATATCTAGGTGTACAATTAGCAAGATTTGTAGTGCTTAATGCATCTTCTAAATCACCTGTATCTGGATTATCACCTTTCCATCTAAAATTACCAATATAGCCGCTTGAATTATCATTTTCCCAAACAGCAAATTGAGCTAGGGGTGCACCGTTTTGATCTGCTAAAAATACAGTACTTGGCCAAAGGTTATCATAATCTAACATTTGAGCAGAAGCCTCATCCGTAAATACTACGATATTATTTTTTAGTAAATATGTTAATTTACCAATATTATCTGTATTATCTAAAGCAGTATCATTATATGTTGCCAGTTCATCTGCTCTAAACCAAAGAGTATCTGCTATTACAGAACCTGCGCCTGTCCATGCAGCATCAATAGATGTAGGCATATTTTGATTAAACCATATATCTACCGAATATGTTTTATAGACGATTGGATCTGCACATTCTGTGGCTATTTGAGAAGTCCAATTACCACCAACTAATCTAAAGTAATTATCTTGTAAGCTATTATCTGAATAATAACCAGAAGGAACTAATAAACCAGCAGGTGCAGTTTGACCATCATATTGGTTTGCAAAGTATTCGTTTGAGAATAGTTGCCCACCCGCAGTTACAATATCACTTAAAGTAGGTTGTGCCCCGTTAAGTCCATTATTAACATCGTCAGGATCTATTATATTTTGCCAAACATCTGCCTCTTCATAGTTGCCTCTACAAATATCGTTTTCATCGTTTCCAAATTGTACTGAAATTTGCCAAGCATTACCTGTTGTTACGTTACAGTTAATTATACCTTCTATTACACCAACTGAATTTATTTGTAATGCTTTAGTTGAATTACCATCCTGTACAGAAACCCATTGGTTAGAATTAGAAGGAGCTATTAATGGAGATGTCGGAGTATTATTTCCAGAATCTATTTGTGTATAAATACTATGCCCTATGGCCAACTGAGCAACAGAACCTGCTTGCGCCGCATCTAAGTATGCGATAATTCCTTGGTTTAAGTTACATGCTGTGTTCCCATCTCCAGTAAACTGAGATCTATTTACAGTAATAAAACCAACACCATTAACTCTAATTGAAAGTGTAAATGGACCTCCTGTTGCTTCATCATTAAATGCATCTCTTGCAGTAATCTCATAAGTTTCTACTATGAATTGGTTAACAGGAACGTTTAGAGTTGCAGAGTTATATGTCCATGAGCCACCAGCATCTAAAGTAAAACTAGAACCAATGAGTCCTGAAGTTTTAGTAGATGTAAAAGTAATCTCATTTTGGCTTCCGTCAGGATCACTAATAAAAACACTATTATTTACATTACCAGTTAATGTACTAAACTGTTGTACCTCTCCTGATGTAGCAGTTTGATTCCATACCGGAGCCGCATTAACTGCTGCACTTAAAGTAAATTTAAAATCAGCCGCGGAAGATTCAAGCTGTGGATTTCCATCATCTTTAACCTTTACCCAAAAGACATCTTCTTGTGAAGATGGGTTACTATTAGGACCTAAAGTAATATTACTAGTATATAAAAATGCAGGAGGTACATTATTTTGTATAGTTACTGTTAAAGTACCATGTTGACCTGTATAATTACCAGCTGTCATTGGTGTTCCACCAGAACCACTTAATCCAGCACCGTTATCATTAACAGAAATGTAGTATGTTAAGTCAGCTGCAGGTGTTTCCTCAGTTGCGTTAATATAAGCACCTAGGTTAAAAGATGGGTAAACATCTCCAACATTTACAGACGGTAGTGTAAATTCATTACCACCCTGAATAATTGGAGCTTGGTTTTGTGCCTGTTGTACTACTAAACTAATAGTCCCGTCATCAGAATCTCCAGAATCATCGAACGCTTCATACGTTACTAGATTGGTAATTGCAGCATCAGTATCAGGTATAATTTTTATAGTCGGAGCGCCATTACTACCATTAGAAATAACAGCCGGAAGTGATAAAGCACCGCCGCTACCATTAACATCTTCAACAGTACAGTTGACTGCTGTTAAAATTCTTATTTGTAAATCACCAGCTCCAAAACTATCATCAGAATCACCTACTACTCCAGCACCCGTCCAACCGGTTGGACTAGAAAAATCTAATTCTTTTTCAAGAGGGTCTGTATCTGCAGGTATATTAAATGTATAGTCGTAAGCTACTGGAATTGCATTAGAACCTGCTTGTGTAATAGTTCTCCATGCAGAAACCTTTGATGGATCGTCAGGGTGTTGCAGCCTAATCTCGATAGATCTACTATCATTAGAAGGATTCGGTGGGATAACAATCTGAATATTACCACCTGTAAGACTAGAATTTGTTAGAAATATTGTGGGAGTACCACTATCCCAGGCATTATTAGGTGTTCCGTTTTGTAGCTCAAAGTCTTGGCCATCTAGGTTTCCATTAGCGCCAGTCATACTATATTGCTCTAAAGGAGCTGACGGCTGTGAGTTTTGATCTTGGCCAGCAGATCCTACTGATATATTACCAGTATTACCACTATCCCATGCTATTGAATCTAGTTCTGTTACAGATACTCCAGTTACAGTTACCGTAACCTCTTGTCCGGTATTATCAAAACCACTTGGGACTGTAATATTAATATCGTAATCAGAAATACCTAATGTATAATTAGTAGGGTTAGCACTTGCAAATGCACCTAATCCACCAATAGTTACATCTTGAGAAACAATTGAAGTACCAGTTAATCCAGCCGCTACTGTAACTGGTTCTGCATCTGCTGGTAAAAATGTTGCTAAAGTTGTTGTTGCTTCTGTAGTTGCTAACGTCGTAGTAAATGTACCTGCTTGTTGTCCTGAACTATCAATTTGAATAACATCACCAGTATCTGTTTTATACCAACCAGGAGTAGGATTACCTTGAGAGTCTGTAACATTACCATCAAACGGATTTGATAACCCAGATGAAGGAGGCGTCGCTGTATTATCAAAAGTTGTAAAATACACCGTGCTAGCTACAGCATCATCAATCCATGTTATTTCATCAAATGGACCTGTATGCCCTAACGCTCCTGCCGGCGCTAAATACCCGACATCCGATAAGTTTATTTGTTGTACTGCCATTTACCTTTTTATCTTTTATAGAGAATCCTCTCTACTATATATCCATCCAACTGGTGGGGACATATACATTATCTAAGTAATCTCGCAGCTTTGATAGAGTTTAAGTTCTTACCTTTTGGACCATACTTTGCAAACACTTCTAAATCGAATGAGAATTGTTCACCGTACTTGTCAAAAATGTCTAAACCTATTTTCTTAGTATAAGTTAAGTTATTATACGCAAGTCTTCCGAAACCACCAATTCTACCAGTGTCAATAGATTCGTTGTTGCCAAAGTAATCAGTCATTCTATATTGGAATACTACATCTACTGAAACTGCGTTCGACTCATTATCTTTTTTTGCTCTAATTTCTTTTGCTGACCTTTTAGTTTCACCACTAACTTTTAAACTATCTAAATTAACAGGAGACATAAATAGGTAAGCGCCACAAGATCTACCACCTAATAAGTACTGGTCACTTGCGTCAAAAGACATTTTAATAGGTCTTACAATTGGACCATTACCTGCAGCAATTTGAGCATCATTTAAAGCAGTATCAAATAACCCATCACCTGAGTGGAATGCAGTTTGTTGTTTAGCAGTAACTTGTGTCGTATTTAAGTCATATCCAAATATACTAAATAGAGTACCACCTGTTGCTTGAATAGAAGTCTTTGTCATAGAAAATATCATTGACTTCTTAAGGTTTGATAGATCAACACTATTTGCACCAGACTCTTGTACACTATCCCATAGATTCTCTAAAAGAGGGTGGTCTTTGTGAACAAATAAACCTGTATTATATTCACTTAAAGTAATAGTACTAGTACTAGTTGTATTAATTTTATCAGCATTCCATGAATCTGTATAGTTGGAAAAACTTCCAGCCCAAATAAAGTCATTTGCACTATTTGTTGCAGTCCATGGTGTGTTAGTATCAGGAATACTTAAATCATACTCGTAATCTTTAATCGATATATTAGCTTCTGGATTTAGAGGAGATACGATATAGTGCGGATTTTGATTTGCAATATCCATATATCTACTGTAGATAAACTGACCTCTTCTTTGCATTGACTGGTAAGGTGCATCCCATGTATTATCATAAGTACCTTCTCCAGCGCCTGCTCCACTTGAAGTATTATTAGGAATATTTTGATACTGAACTGGTACTAGGTCGTAATTACCCTCTTCTTGGTAGTAATTATCTCTAATAACCTTATTATCAATAGCTTCACCAGATTGATCGTTTTCTTTAATACCAAACCCATTATCGTGTTCCGGAGAACCGGGTTTAACAGACTTATATGCTGGTTTAGTTCTATCACCAACTAGCCTAGAAACTAATTCTAATTTAGTGGCTTTACTATTTTCTAATTGTAACTTAAATGTCTTAGTTACAATATGTCCTTTTCTAATTGTAAGATCAGCAACTTCATCTACATAATAACCTGCAAATAATTGAGTTGTAGTATCTTTTACGATATTAGTAACTGTTCCATCTTCAGCAACAATCTTAACAACCAATTCTCCAACTTCAGCTTCAACAGTACCTTTAAGACCTGCGATCTGAGCTTCAAGTTCCGCTATCTTGTCATAGACTGATATTGGTTTTTGTTCCGGAGATAAAAAGCCGGATGCAATATTTGTTGCAACGTGAGCATAATAGTTTTCATTTGCAGTAAATGCATCTTCAACATGAGTATAAACTCCTTGTGCAGTTAACTCTTCAACAATTTCTACTTTTGCTAATTCAGCAGTATTAACTTCTACTACAGCAGCAACATCAGTTGTATCAACCTCTTCTTCCGGGAATGATACTGTAACTGGCTCTGACCAATCAGATAAGATTGGGTTAGCAGGATAACCAGCTTCTGAAACTGATTTAATTCTAATTTCTACTAGCTCACCCTGGTTAATAGCAATATCTAACTGGTTAAAGTTAATTTCTTGTCCATCTTCGATTTTAGTTTCTTGCCATGTAAATTTACTAGCAATATTACCGTTATTATCAATAGACTTTGCTCTCTTTCTAACTTTAGATTTCTTTTCATTCCAGTTTGAGAAGATTGCCTGCTTTTCTCTACTCTCATCAGTAAATTTAAGCTGAGCTGCTTCTGCCGCCTTTCCAGAAGTAGATAAGTATCTATATTGTATAATAAACTGCACAACGTTCTGGTCTAAAGTATCTGCTACTTGTTTAGCTGAAGGTACAGCCCAGAAACCTCTAATTCTATATTTAGGTGCAATCTTAGTTGCATTAGATGAAGAAGATAATGCCTGAATCTGTGTTACGATTGAGTTGTAAAGTTTAGATTCTGATACTCTTTCTTCAATTAATGCATTTAATTCGTTTTTATCTTTATCTTTCTGTATTTTAGATTCATATTTCTTAGTAGCAATCTCAGATCTCTTTTTAGAAATTGTGTCATCTAATTTTTTAACAGCTTCAAGTACTTTGGCTTTATCTGCAGATAATTTCTTAATTTTATCCGCTGAATCATTATCAGTTAAATGTTTATTAATCTGAACAACTTTAAAGTTACTAGCATTTAATGTAGGAGCATCTGGAGTTACACCAACCGTTGCAGGTGGTATATTATCCTCTTTAATAGACATAATAAGTTTACCAAAGTCAGCCACATTTGCTTTGTAATAATCAGAAAGTAATGTGATACTACCATCTTCCTCTAATATCTCTAAATCATTTGAATAGAATCCAATACCTGGAGACCATGATTCAGCTAAGATTTTAGATTCAGGATCTAATGCTTTTACAAAACATAAAACTCTTTCATCAAATCCTACAGGTATTTCTAGATCTAAATTATTATCTTCTACCTTATAGATTGATAAAGTACCTGCACCAATCTTAATAGCCTCATAGCCCTCTATCAACGTAAGCTCAGCCTGACGAGTTGAAGCGTCCAGCTTTGTGATTCTATATCTTGTGTTTTTAGAACCACCAGTGACCATCAATTGATCGCCTACGCGTAATAATTCAGTCTCATCTAGATCTTTATCATTATCTGAGTATGTTAATCTATCTAAAGTATATAATTTGATAGCCTGTTTTACAGTAATACCATCTTCTAAAACTTCTCTTTGAGAATTTGAAATTGATAGGACATCAAACTTGCCAGTATATTGTGTAGTTCTATAAGGCATATCTCTTAACTCTTCGTCAAGTGTATATGCAATGTTGTTATTGACAATATCTCTAATAGCAGTTAAGTAATCAATATTATCTTGGTCTCTATAATTTTCATTAAAGAAGTCTACTGCTACTTGATTTGTACCATCAAATAAAATTCTTTTTACTAAAACCCTTTCTGTATCATTTGGAATTTGACCACTAACATCTATCGTTGTGGCTAACATTGGGTTTAAGAAATCTTCTGCAAAATAATTAGGCTTTGAAATAAAAGCAGTCGGTCTAGCTAAAGACGTAATATCATTTGCTGGAGTTTTTAATGAAGTAGTAATAATACTTTGAAAAGTACCATCTGGTAATTTTACTCTAGTCGAACCTTTACCTAAACCTGCTAGAGCTTTTAGATTATTATCTAATCTCTCAAGTTCTCTTTTCATATAGCCGAATCCAGGTACAGATACTATTTTAGTACCCTCGTCAGTTAGAATTTCTAACGGGATGTCTTTCGCATTAGTAGTTACTGCTTCATTAATACGCTCAAACGTCTTTAGCGAGTTAGTATTAATCTCTAGCAGTTTCTTTAGAGAGTTAGATATAGAGTTGTTCGTGTTCATATTATCTTAAAATATCTACTTCAAATACATAATTGACCGGATCGATACAAACGATTTCAAAGTAAGGTTTATTTGTTAATAGCTGTGATGGAGCAATAGTTGTAATAGTAGTATTAAACCCACCAGACTTATTAGTTAGTATGTTAATATTATTACCATCTACATCTATCGTATCAATAGCTACTTTGAAAACTTGACCCTTCTTCCAACCTGTTGTTGAATCATCAATGTATATATTTAGGTTACTATTTAGCACCTCTTGGTTTAACAAGTTATTTAAACTTAATCTATTTGAATATGCGTTTAGTTTGGCCCAAACACCATATTGGTTTGCTAATGAGTTATCAAATGGAGTAGTTGGGGTTAATGCGCCAGTCGTAATCTGTGATGCAATATCCCATTGATATACATCAGATACAGCGTAACCATCTACATCATTATTAACTTTAATTTTACCTGCAATAGATTTATCAACTGTAGTACCTCTACCTGAGAAGATTACATCTGTATTATATTGTAATTCTACTGGGATAGTACCATCTACCAATTGATTAATTTTTGTGTGAGCATTATTAATTAATGCTAGTAATGCATTTGAATCTTGTAACTGTAATGAAGATGCTGTAAAATCATCTTCTAACTCTTGAATTCTAGACTCAAGTGCCGCAGCTCTAGCAGTACCTAAGATTACGTTTTCTAAAGAGTCTAATCTTTCTACAATTTTATTATATCTATTATTAGCTTGTAGTAATAGATCTGTCGCATTCTCTAACGCTGTAGTAGTGTCCATGAAAAGGTCCATGGAGAAAGTAGTAAAGTCATTTATACTTGTCTCAACACCTACGTTATCTAGCGATGAATTAAATTTAAGATTTAATTTTAAAGAATATGCATTACCATTTAAGCCTGTAACTTCATTAGGCTTAAATTTAATTTGCTCGTGAATTTTTGTACCCGGTCCGTAAGCATCTAAAATATCATCTAAGATTAGAATTCCGTACAGGTTTGTAGCTCTATTTGCTGGTACAGAAGAGCTATATAAATCATAATAAACTAAAACAGCATTAAACTTAAACTGTTGTCCAGTTTTTGCATAGTCTAATAAAGACTCTACGTCTGGATTATTTTGAATTGTTTCATAAGAAGCAGTTTCCCAATCAATTTGTACCGAATCAGTAGCATTTGTTTGAATGTCATAGTATGGTCCTGAGTTTAGGGTCCATTGATCTACTACAGGTTCTAAATTAATATTAGGATCTGGATGTGTTTGACCTTCTCTACCTTCAACATTTACTGCGTTAACATCAGTTGGATAGAGTTTAGTTGCAGATGTATTATAGTCTGTAGGCTTAAACAATACTAGAGGTGTATTACCTACCGCTGTCGGTACGTTAATATAAACTTCATGGTAAGTATTGCCTTGATAAGCTACGTCGTTCTCAGCGTCAATATGACCTAAGTATTTAACTACTTTATCGTAGTTCGAGCCGCCTAAAATAGAATTATTATTTTCAGCGTATGCTCCTGTTGAACTCTCATTAGAATCAGTTGGTCTAAAATCTACAGCACCTAATGCTGATAACCACTTAAAGAAAATCTTTTCTGCATCGGATTGCAGAATAATTGGGTCATAGTCATCATCCTTTAGAAGTATCTCTTCTAAATTTAATGCGTAATTTTGGAATGTTTGAGCGAAATCCACATTGGGCTGAGTTGCATTATATGCTTGACCAGAGGGTTGCTTTAAGTTTACCTCAAAGTCAATAGCGTTAGCTCCGTCAACAGATTGCGTAAAATCAGGTAGATCTAGTAAAGCGAATTTACTAAATTCAAAATTGATGTCAGCACTGTTAAAGGCTCTAGTAATATCTCTCGCCGAAGAAGCGAAAGCATACATTGTGCCACCTTGCGGCTGTGGTATTCTTACTAATGGAGTTGCCATCTACAGTTTCGGTTTAATTTTTATTGTACAGTTACTTTATGTGAACCTACCACATACCAAACTGTGTTAAAACATCTCAGTGTTATCGTCGAGTTAAGACCATCTAAGCTAATTGAAGTAGCAGCTAGCGCAGCACCTTGTCCCGTGTTTGCTTTAACTTCAACTGCTGAATTTGCTACATTAATTAGAGTAACTTCTTGCCCGTCATCTCCAACTGGAAGCGTAAATTCCCCGTCAATAAAGTAGTTAGACTTATCTAAGTTACTTGGTGCTGTATTGGTTGTTGCTACTGCAGCAGTTCCAACTACACCTGACTTAATAAGTTTACCACCTAAATTAACATTCTGCATTGTAGCTGCTGTGCCAAATGTTGCACCTGCAGAACTAACAGAAAGTAAAGCTGAGCCGTCTACTACGTTAAGCTGTTGTGTTGTTGCTGAAGATAAACCACTTAATACACCAGTAGTAGGGTTTATTAAAGCTACAACTGAAGCTAACTCGTCGTTTAATAACTCAAAGTTACTGTTGATAACTGGTCTCGATGATGATACCGAATCTGTACCTAAAATTTCAGTAATGTTTGCCATTTTATATTTATTTTACTTTTAACATGTTGCGTTTTACAACGTTCTTATTTCCATACGTGTCTTCAGCTTCCAGTTCAATCGAGTAGTTACCCGGCTCTTGGAAGATGTATGTAAGCCACATATTATTATAGTATATATCATTGATTTCTGGGTTAGTTATATTAGTGATAGTCCATTTTGGATTTCTAGCACCTGGAAACTTAGAAATATCAGTTGATATAGTGATATGGGTAGATCTTTCAACTTCTGCCCAATTTTTAAATACTTTTAAATTATCCCACGAAGGATTATATGCCACAGAGTGTACAAAGCCATCTGCGGGCGCATTGACTGTAGACGCAGTGTCTTTAATAATCTCTACTTTTTCAAAATCATAGTTCTTAGAATACTCTTGACCTGAACATAAAAGGAAGTAGAATTTATCAAAATTATCAATATCACTATCATTATCTTCATCTAAGAAAATAGGGTTATAGTTAAATTTAGCGATAATAGGATCTGTACTAGCCTCTAATTCATTTGCAATAGTTTCCCATCTAGTAATATCATTAGCACTTAAAGGAGACTCAGATAAAATCTTATGCTCCCCTACTATTACTTCTTTTGTTGATGGATTTCTATGTGTAATTTTTAGAATATCACCCTGTTCAATCCAGTTAATCTTAAAAGATGCTGTTAAATCTGGGCCAACTCTCATGTTATCCCACCAGTTATGAACTGTATCTTTCCATCTAAATTCACATTCATCCCATTGGTATGGTCCAGTAGTTTCTGAATATCCAGTATCTGAGAATGGATCGACAAACCTTCTTACCATTGAGAATCTTACACCTTGGTCTTCTTCTCTATGTAAATAATTTGCTCTATCTAAAGTTTGATAGAATGTTGCAATGTTATCATCAATCTTTGCAGTGTTATCTTGTGCAAAATTCCAATATCCACCTGATTTATCCCAGTCTAAAGATTTAGAATCCCATGTTGCAATTCTATCTTTACTATCTACCTCTAACCATTTATAGATACCATATAATTCTAACTCTTTTAATTTAACCTCAAATAGATCGTCTTTCTTATAGTAAGACATGTGGCCAAATAGATCATAAATTCTTAATTCTATAGTATAAGCTCCGACATAAGGTAAATTAACAGGTAATCTTTTATAGTCATCAACTGGACCTCTATATTCTTGGTGCCATCCCTGTGGTCCATCAATAATCCATTCAACTTCATATACCCATCTTTTCCACCAATCGTTCCATGTTACTTTTAGATTTTCATTTGCATCAACTGCATCATCCCAAACAAAATTAGCCTCGTCCCAAACATCATCCCAAGACTCCATAGAATCTAAAATAACTGGACAGCCTATTGGAATTTTAGTTGAAGAAAAATTAGAGTTCCATGAATTCATTTCCCTATCATGATAAGTCTCGTAGAATTTTTCATAGACTGATTTTAACTCTGTTCTTTGAGCTACAGTCATGGTAGACTCTTCACCAATAGCTAAATTTAAAAATGTATTATAGTTATTAGTAAGATCATCTTGATCTAGGCTTGGTTTTAAAACCATCGATGTATCTTCAATAAAAAGATCTCTATCTTTTGGAAATACATCAAACTTTACTCTATGTCCCTCTGTAAAAAAGCCAATTGGATTTTGAATCTTCCAAATATTTAAGTTCTTCTGAGAGAAATAGTCGCCTTCTCCTGTAATATCTACGATTTTAGCTTCAAGGGGTAAAAAATCTCTTTGTAATCTATTCTTTAAACCGTATAATTTAATTAGGACTTCATCTGGAGTATAATCAAATACCTCATCAACATTTGCAATATCCCATTGATCGAAAGTTCCATTAGGCTCATTTAATCTATAGACTAAAGAAAATCTACTAGTTTTCTTTTGAGTTGAAGAAGGCATCTTAAATTTCAAACGCTTTCTTATTCTCTCTCCTCTTACCGATGAGTTAGGTACGGGAATTGCATGTAACTTACCGAAAGTCTTCGAGTCTTTATCTACATTAATCCAATACTCTTTAAGTGTAATCTTATCATAACCGAAAAAGTCAATTGCATTTAGAATAGCTTTATACGTACCAACAAATGGCTTAATATTATTTAGCTCTAATAGTAATTCTTTTCTCTTTTGATTTAGAAGTTGGTAATCAGGATGCATCTCTGAAATATCATGAGACTTAAATAACATAAAGTCTTCTTCCTCTAAAGACGCACCTAAGTTAGCTAATAATACTTTTAATCTAGGATCTTCTGCTTCAACTTCACCATAAAATTCAATTCTTGCAACCACGACCTCACCGGCTTTAACTTGCAATACTCTCTTGTGAATACCTTCATGTTCTGAAGAAACAGCTATGTTAACCTGTAAAGCACTATTTAATTGTGTATTAATACTTTTTAGATAATTACTATCTTGTGAATCAATTGTATCAAAAGGTGCTAACGTTAATGATTGGTTTTTTAATTCCTTTACATAGGCCTTACCACCATCCATGCGCATACCATACATTATTACATCTTTAGATTGGTCAGACTCTATAGCTTCCCAACTAAAATCTAATGTAGTAATTATATTATCTGGAGAGACTGGTTTATTAATAACTAAATCGCCATTTAATAAACACTCTTCTAGAACAAATAGGTTTACTGTTTCGTATAAGTTTGCAGATACTTCTGGCATATAGACTTTACCAGTCCAAATACCATCCGCATCCTGAATTAACTGGATTTCAGAATCAGTACCATTAAAGAATCTTAAATTATTCCACATATTATCTAGTTCTGTCGTCGTCTTTTTCTACCGTAAAGTTCTTGTAATTTCTTAAGTATCTAACCTGTCGTAAAACATTAGTCATCATATCATCAATAAATCCTAAGAACTCTCTCATTACTTGGTTTCTTTGAATAAACCTAGATAGCTGATTTTTAAGCAGACCATTTTTATCATAGTCATATCTTATATTCTTTAGATCATCTCTTCTATGCTTAGCTATCTTATATAGCCTCTTACGCTTGTATGCTCTTATATTATTAAATAACATTATTTCAAGGCTTTTCTATTTCCAGCCTGTACTCTAGTGTATATTGTTCTAGGTACCGGCGCATCATCAAAGTTTATACTAAGTGCTGCTTCAGCATTTATCAACGCGTCGTCTACGATTTCATCACCATCACGATCTAGCCATCCGCCTCTAAAGACAGCAACTTCTTCGTGTTCCATAATGATGTCACCCCATTCGTCTAAGCCTGCAACTGTATAAGGAATCTGGGTAGTAGCATCTACATCCACGGTCTTAACTTCCTCTATACGCTTAAAGAAAACATATTTTTGTTTGCCGTTACCAATTTCTTCTAGAATTACAGGTTCTTGTGGTACAACTGTAACAGTTTTAGACTCATAATAGCCTAACCTTCTTGCGGTCTCTTCTGTTTCAGATATAAATCTCACATTAACTGCATCAATACCATCAATCTCCTCTAAGATATAGACAATATCGGATTTAGGTAATTTATCTCTTCTTGTTACATTTAACATGTAATCACTAACTCTAGCTCTTACTTCATTAAAAATTTCTTGTTTTGTATAGCCTTCAAAATACCTAATATTAATATCCATGCTGTATTTTCTGATCTTAGGTTTTACAAATATAACTTCTGTTGTCACCATTTGTTGACCACTATCTTGAATCACTTGCGACATTTTGTCGTACTCATTTTGATCGAAGAACATTTCATTTAAAGGAATTGAGAAGTAGTCTTGATCTGCTAATAATTTTCTCTTAGCATCTGGAATTGCAAAAATATAGATAACATTATCATCATCTAAATATTGATCCGATGTGGTATTGTATGCATCCACATACGAGAACATACCATATCTTGATAGGAAATACTCGTAATTGTCCGGAGTTGCTAAGACGTAAGATTTAGAAGCGAGAGGGGCCATTAATTTAGTAAACTCAGTGTCCTCTGCATCAGCTCCCATTTTAGGAGATGAAGTAACATTAACTTCTAGATATTCGTTTAAGTCAAATGCAGTTCCATTTGAATCAGTTCCTTCTGAAGTCCACTGGAATTGTAGATCTTGTCCATCAGCTAAATTACCTAAAGCACCTTTATGCTTTACATATTCTACCATAATATCAGAACCTGCTGGAGGTATTGCACCGAAATTACCAGTACCAAAGTAAATATCTAGGCCTCCAGAAACTCCAGTCTTAATAATATATGCTGGTTCCTCGTTTAGCATATCATAGACTGATTCGTGCTTTGTCCATTTTTGCCCGTTAACAGAAACACTAACTTTAGAATGATCTGTCAAAGAGGCTATCTTAACGTTATATGATTGCATCTTTTCTCCAGTTCCAGTAAAGGTTTGTTTTTCAAACTTACCCTGAATAATAGCAACCTTAGTTTTATTCTTATTAGATTTTTCTAATCTATATTTTTCTTGTGAAGATAATATTGTATAAGTTAATCCATTTAATTGACATGTTAACTCAGATCTTGCATCTACATTTAAACCACTACCAGCAATCATACCTAGATCTGCACCAACCTTCCATCTAAATTCTATTTCACCAGTTGCTGCAAACCCTCTTGTTGCATCATGGCCAGTTAATCTTGCCATACCATATATAGACTCTGGTTGCTGAGCTGTGTAAATATTTTGTTCTACTAATGAGTCTTCAATATAGAACATAATTAATTCAGTAATCTCAGAAACTACATTTACTACTTGAGCAAAAGGAGAAGCATCGGTAAATAACGTCCCGGATCTCTTGTATACCCTAGCGATATATGTACGCGCATCTGCCTGAATTTGACTTGCTCGTGTTCTTAGTGTATTTAAAAATTTTAATTCCGCCATTAGTTATTTATCTTAAATTTACTTGGATTTGATATTCATTATTAACTGTAATATCCACATAACAAATATCTCTTACCTCACCTTTATAGAAAGTCACTTCAACGTCAGTTGAATAGTCTCTAGATAGAGGGCAATAGTTATCCAATTGGTTTACTATCTCATTTTTGATTTGCCATTCATTTTGATTTAAACTATAAACCAAATCCTCTAAATTACAACCAAAATCAGGATTACCTAGTACATCTTGCTTTCTTGTAAATAATACAGTCTCAATTTGAGCTATTAACTGATGAACTTCAGTAGAATTCTGAAGAACTCCTGCTCTATAGTTAGGGTCACCTATGTATTTAATGTAAAAATCCATTTATATATGTATTCGGCTCATTATGAGTGGAACATCCAGTCCACGCCTTCATCGCCCTTAATTTCTTCAATAATCGACTCTAATTCGGTGTCTCCCATGTCTTTTATTGCGTCATAATCAAATTCTACATTACCAGGTAATGCAAATTTAAAGATACCAAGTTTGGCACCTAAGGATTGCTTAATCTTAGCAGAACAATATCTAAAGAAGATCTCATCTTCATAGATAGCACAATCAGGTAGAGTTTCATAAACTTGTAAAATAACATCTTGCTTAGGAGTATCTCCTAATATCTTTAACTCTCCTGTTAATCTCGAGTACTGAAATGAAATAGGATTTTCTAATATCTGCCTAGATAAATCAGCCATCGATGCATTTAATACGTAATATTGTAATTCTTCGGCTGCTTCAGCTGGACCAGATCCATCATACATACCTCTGAATAACATTTTTTCTAGTGCGAAATCACCACCACCTTGGAATCTAACATCAAGGCCTTGACCTGTTCCATTAAAACCACTTCCTAAATCGTGAACACCAAATACTGAAAATACTGCACCAGATCCATCTGAACTTGCGTTAGGTAAGTTTAAAGATCTGTGATTTTTAAAGTATGTAGAACTAAATACCGAAGAAGGTATATGATAATAGTTTTCTCTTACAGCATCTTCATAGTTTTTATAGAACCATTTTTTGGCTCTTTTAACTATGTTCATAATTTCTCTTTGAGGTAGGTTAACAGGAACCATACATGCACCAGTTAAATCATCTCCTAATTCTTGTAAAAAAGCATTAAGACAATTATCACCAAAACTTCTTTCGGTGTTTAGGTTGGTTTCGTTACCTGATCTAATTTCACTCATTTTAATTTTCTATTTTTGTGCTTACCACTATTTCAGTATTTTTATCAAATCTAGCATGTTTACCAATACCACCTTCTCTAAAAATACCACCATTCATTTTACCTTTAAAGATTCCGTCCCTACCAAAAACATAACAGTTGGTGAGGTCGCAACTTCCGTGTACGTAGCTAGACTCTACTTTAGAATCTAAAACTTCACAGCCTTTATATAATTGAGACCTTAAGATTTGAGCACCTTTTACTTTGCCTCCAAATATAGAGCTGTTTTCAATATTACCAGATAATTCACAATCTACAAATTCAAAGCCGTCTAAAAGATATGCAGCACCAAACTTACCATTCTTAACTTGTACCGAAGAATAATCAGAATCATAATTAATAATCCCCTCTTCTAACGAGCCATTTGATAAAAGATCTAGTACCTTTTTCTTAAATCTTTGCCATTGAACTTCAATAACTTGCGGATTATCTTGTAAATCCACTAATATATTTATCTTCGGCCAATATTTATTTACTGCTTTATAGTCTTTTAGCATTTCAGTTAAAGGTTCATTCTTTTTAAGAATTCTCTTTAATTCAATTTTATTTGCCGGCGAAAATCTAGGATTATGACAAGATTTCCAAATAGACATAATAAAGCTATCAGCTAAATGTAAAATATCTTCAGTTCTTTTTTCATAATCTTTACCACCAATATATCTAAATTCTAGGTAGTTTTGTAGTGCCTTTTCAAAGTTAATCCCATAGTATTTTGTATTAGCAAATGTAAAATTATCTTTGTTAATCATATCCTCATTATAGTAAAATGCTTCATGCTTTGGCATAATCCATTTAATAGACTTTGCGTAAGTTGAATTTTCTCTATTAGGGAAATACTTATAGACTCTTGCTTCATCAAACTCGAGAATAAACTTCATCACATTCATGTGTTGAATCATATTTTTATCCTCTAAGTAATCTGGGTTGAAAGACATATTAAGATGGATTGACGCTCTATCTGACGTATAGCCATTTTCACGAATCCATCCTAACATTTTCATGATAACCAGCCTAGCACTTCTATACGGCATAGGACCAGTTACTAATTCAATAAGACCGGCACCACCCGACATATCGGGTTCCATCTTAAATACATCTGCTGATGGTTGAAAATCTGAATGAGCCTTATCTTCTAGTTTAATCTTTCTACCTAGAATTTCAGATACAGACTTATGTGTCTCATCTAATTCTAAGTTAGAATAGAATTCAAACTCGATGCCCATTTGGCTGGCATTCAGAACTTCTGCGCGGTGAGCATTACTTTTTAACTTTTGCATTAATCGAGAGTATGATATTACTTTTCAATATATATCAAACTCTGTGGCAATAGTTATTAGGGTAATTTCAAGAACACTTTCATAGAGTCCTCGTCAATTCTAGTGATTTGGACATCAATAGCATCACCAGATGAATAATTATCTAAACTATCTTTAGGAAGTTCACTAATATGCAATAACCCTGTTACGCCCTCTTCGATATTTACAAAGACACCGTACTCTTTTTTAGTTTTGACTTTAGCAGTTACAATAGATGGTATTTGATACCTAGTATTAATATTAATCCATGGATTAACAGTAGTAACTTCTTTTTGAGTTAATGTAATTTTAGTATTACTAATAATATCTTTTACAAAAAAGTTAACAGGATCTCCTGGTTTAATATCTCTAGACTTAAACTTAGCTAATGTATCTGCATCTAATTCATTAGAGTGAATCATACCTGTTAGGCATTTATCAAATTCTACAAATACACCATATTTTGCAGTTCCAGTTACTAGACCTGATTTCTGTTCTCCGATATTATTCTTAAGATCTGTAATTGCACCTGGAATTAAAGCTTGTAAATATTTTCTATGTGATACTACAATCGTACCTCTATCTGGAGAGAAGCTAACTGGTACAACATAAATTTCTTCACCAACGATAGAACTAAAATCAGATAACTTATTAATACCTGCAAGTGAACCTGGCATAAAGCAATCAATACCTTGTACTTTTACAATATAGCCTCCATTTTCAATCATGTTCTTAACAGTACCTATCCAAGCAGTATTACCCTCTTCAATAGAATCTCTAAGATCCATGAATGTTTTTTGTTTAACTCCACCTGTAATTGAACCAGATAATGTACCTTTAGTTTCAGTAATTAATACTGCAGTTTCATCACCAGGTATCATCATTCTAACCTCTTCAGACTCCTTTGAAGCCTTTACATATACAGATTCTCTATATCCAATATCAACAGTAATCCACTCTTGGTCCATTGCATAAATAACACCTGTATGAATTTCTCCAATATTTAAACTTGGTTTAATTTCAGGGCTATGTTCACTAAGAATATCATATAGCTCTTGTGCATAAGGTTCTCTTGAATAGACCTTATCGCCATGTTTTGTCTTAATATGTGGATTGGGTTTTCGAGTTCGAGTAACACACGTAGCTTCGTATGCGTCCCATAAGAATTCTCCTGCTTCATTGTAGAATTCTGCATGTGGATCTTGAGTTTCCTCTTTTACTTCTTTTACTTCTTCTTGTTTTGGCTTTTGAATAGTTTCAACTAATTCAATTGTGTTGCCTTCTTGTGGTGCAGAAATTCTGCGTCTTTTTTTATCTGACATTTATTTTTTAGATTAACAGTGTAACATATTATATATCTACTTAAGTATTCTTTTTATCCAAGCATAATGTTTTCTATTACTTAGGTAACTTAAGTTATCATCATTATCATAGGCCTCCCTTTCAAAGGAGATATTATAGTAGGCTTTTTGTGCTGATTTATATATTGGTATTTTAATAGCCCACTCCAAAACATACCATATATAAAACGGTATTATCAACAGCTCCTCTTGTTGTTTAATATGAATAGTCTCGTGATTAATTATTCTAGCTGCCTTTCTTCTCCATGGCGGAGTCGAATTGTAAATCTCTCTTAAGATAACATACGGCCAAAGGGTAATACCACCGATCCTCATAAATAGACCTATACGGTCTAAAAATTTATCATTATATTTAACAATAGGTGTTTTCATAATTTATATATTCTATTTACAAATCTCAGCCCTGGGTATAAATAACTTATGTGTTAATTCTTCAGCGTGTTGCTCCCAAGGTCTATCTCCCCATGGTTGGTCCCACGTAGACCTTTGACCTCTCCATGTAACTAGGCCAAATCCTTCTTTTAATAAACCCTTTTCAAATTGATAAACATGTACGAGTTCATGAAAGAATGTTCTCTCTAATCTCTCTAACGTATATCTACTATTTA